CACGGTTCCTGCAATGGGGGTGTTCATCGCGCAGAAAATGATCAGTCCCGTCCCAGTGCCACCGATGCAGTTTGCGGCAACATACGAGTGGAGCGTGCACTTCTCGACCCGTGGGTTGTTCGGAGACGAGTTCGTCACCAGCACGGGAGGAGATGCGTTGATGGTCTGGATCTGGCAGTTGCGCAGATACCCGCCATCGTTGTCGATGGAGGCAGAAGCCGCAGCGAAGAACGAATCGAACATCTGCCCCGGAGACTGCAAAAGGAGGTTCGTGGCCATGAACTGAGAGATGCATCCGAGCATGTTGCCCTGCATTCCTCCACAACCATATGAGTTTCCGCGAGCCACACACCGAAACAGGAATGTGTTTGCAGGGATAAGGCCGTTTGTGCCTCCACCGAAGCACTCCTCGAGGCCGCGGCAGGTCTCGGCGTCTCCACTGAATACGTGTCCGGCCGTGGTGCTATCTCCGCCGCCGTAGGAACGGAGGCCTGCACCACAATTGAACGCTCTTCCGCTGAATTCGCCGTAGTAGGTCCCGCCCGCCTGGCTGGATCCGAAGCAGTAGTCTCGGCCGGTGCAGCGGTCGAATCTTCCAGAAGCTTCGGCGTCACCCGAGTCGTTGTATCCGAACGACTGGTCGACGGCATAGCAGTCGTAGAAGAACCCGTTGCACTCGACCTTTGTCGTGTCACCCAGGTAGGCACAGAACGAGTAATCTCCGCCCGAGCAGTCCCGGGCAGTCCCGCGAAACTCTTGGCAACGGAGCATCGACTGCGGCGAGTGGCAGTTCTTGAAGTAGCAACGGAGCTGCTTTGTCGTGCCGGTGGCGCCGATGCCGATGCCTCCGGTTGGAGAAGCCGCGTAAATGTCCTCGTACACAGAGCGGTCGCCGCCGTTCACCTCGTCGATAATGATGGCTTGGCCAGCACCAGCGTTCTCGACGCGAAGACCAGTGTAGGCGGCCTCTCTGGCTGTGACGTTGATGACGTTGCCCGCCTGGCTGCCGTGGATGTACGTAGCGGGCAGCGTCAGAGAACTGTCCTCGGCATCTCTTCGAGCTTCGCCATATCCCTGAATGTCGATAAAGTCGGTGTCCACTGCCAGTGAGACAGCCGCGAGGTCGTACTCGCCCGGCGGCACGATCACGGTCACCCTCGACGACGCTGTCGGCGACATGGTCTTTGCCTGAGCGTAGGCCGCGAGAAGTGCATTGCCGTTTGCTACGGGGTTCGCCCCGTGCTGAACAACGACAGTGCGCGGAATGGAAACGCTCCCTGTTCCGCCGTCCAGGAACCACGTCTGACCAGAAGAAGCGTGCTCGATCTTGCCTGTGTTACCGGTGATCAGCCATCCCCAGCTACCACTCTGAGGATTCGGCTCGTGCGCAGCGATCATCACATACCCGCCACCACCGTAGATTCGAAGGCTGCCTGTGTTCCACGAGTACTCTCGCTCGTGTGCGCCAAGCCACCCAAGAGAACCAAGACCACCCGACAGCGTGAAATATTGGCTGGCGTTGCCATTGCACTTCAGGAAGTAGAACGGTCGCCTTCCGTCTGGGTTTGGCAGCGTCAGGGTTTGACCCTGCGTGACCGTGAGGAGCTCGCCGCGATCTCCCTGCCGAGCAGTGTAGGCACCCGTGATTCTCTTCACCGTCTGCGGGTAAGGCCCGGTTCCAAAGAACCTGCTCGAGACATTGGGAAGCACGTGGAAGAACCCGTTGATGAGCGCAGCAATCACAATCCTGTCACGAGGCGTCTGACCGATGCTCCCAACAGACGGCGCGACAGTGGCACCATTGAACGGGCGCGCCGGGGCATCGACATACAAGCATTGACCGTTGGCCATTGGAGCTGTGCCAGGTGTGATGAGCAAATCAAGTGGATACCGCGTTGAGATAATTCTGACTGTGCCCCAGTAGACTTGGCTGACGTTTTCTACATACCTCGGAAGTTCCTGGTAGTTGTCAACGCGAAGCGCAAGCTGCTTGTCGGCCGCGTTGGCATCGAACCAGTCATCCAGATCCGCCGCAAACTGCGATTCGTACTTGGAGTAGAACTCACCGGGGGGAGCCCCATCAAATTCGTCGAGTGTCCTGATCCCTGTCTTCGGCTGAACTGGCATCTAGATCTCCTTGAGTGACAACCTGAACACGACCTCGGAGTCTCCGTTCAGGTGTCGGCACGGCGCCTTGAAATCCGTCCAGGTTCGGCGCTCTGATGGTTCGATGATGCGCTCGGCGTAGACCTCTCCGTTGATCCTGATCTGCATCTTCCATTCGAAGTCGACAGGGGAAGGCATGACAGTCGCCGCGTTGTAGACATCGGCAATGGCGCTGGCAGACAGCGCGTCACTGAGAAGCCACATCTCATCGAATTGTCCCCACAGGTTCGGGTCGGCCACCACGATGTCCGTGCCCGGTGATGGGGCGGCAGGAGATGTCGGAAGCACGAGCGACGGCGTATATGGTCCGGTTGTGTTGACGTACAGACGGAGCCGGTCCGCCGGTGGCAGCGCGGAATCCCACACGATGGAAATCAGTTGCCATCCGGGATTCGGTGCGTCGAGAACAGGGGTCGGGAACTCGGTGTAGTTGAGCCCACCATTGTGATGGCCGACACCAAACCTCCACTCGTGCGCACCAGGTCCAAAAAGGCCAGCCAGGTAGATCTGGAGCCCGTTGAGACCAGCGTCAAGGCATCCGAAGATCGACGGGCTGATGCCAGACGAGCCCGGGTGGGCAACGGCATCGAAGTTCATCCACATCTGGAATGTGTAGGTGGTCAGGGGAGACGGCGACATCCACTGAGGCGTGTTTTCTCCGATGAGCTTCGCGGTCACGCTGTTGACGGGGACCTGTCGGCACCTCGACAGCACCGGGGAATATGTCTCGACAGCGGCCTCCATGTCGCCAGCGTTGTTGAGGTCAAACCCACCGTCTACCAGGTTGAGAGCACGCGGTGCACCGGTGTTGAAATTGAAGTGCCACAGTGCATTTTGACCATCGGGAAATCCGGGGAGAGGCTGCGCTTGCCCCATCACCTTGCCGATGGTCTCCATGGTGGCTGTCAGGAGGTCGTATCCCGTGAGGTCCACGATCTGCTGAACCTCGGTGTAATCACCAGCGCGGAGGATCGCGCGCTCGCCGACGCTATCGGCCCCCAGGATGAAGACATGCTCTCCATCGGGCGCACTGAAAGAGATCGGCTGAGACCGGCCCTGTCCTTCTCCACGTAGCCTATCGAACCAAGTTCCTGTCATCACGCTACTCTGTACACCTCAATGGCATCGAAAGCACCACGGCGAGCCAGCGCCTGCGAAATCTGGAATGCGAACCCAACGTACCCACCCCAGAGCGGCGGGCTCGACGTGAGGATCTGGAGAGCGTCATCCACGACACCGTCAGAGGGGATGCCAGGAATGGGCTGCCAGTCCGGGCCGCCGGGGGTCCCGATGGGGTGCGTGTTCAGGTTGTTCTCGAAGCACTTGAGCAGCACGTCACCATTGGGCTGCACGATGGAATCGAGGCGGAGGTGGTGCCACAAGCCGTCACCCATCGCATACTGGGCCGACGAACGAGCCAAGATGGACACGTTCTCATCGTCGGCCACCAGGCCGCTTACCAGTTGCGCCTTGGCGAGAACGATTTCGTACGGATCGGCATCCAGCAACCCCAGGATGTAGGCGTAGTCGTTGACCGACACCGGGCCACCCTGGGCGCAGAAAAACAGCATGGGGGACATTCCGGTGTTGTTGGGAGAGCTCACACGCTTGACACATCCGCGGATCGACCCACCTCCGTCCGGTGTCGACAGGGCCGATCCGGTGGGGTTGAAGTCGGAGAGATTGATGTACTTGCCGTGAGCACCTGGGACGGTGCCGTCGAGCGAATTGTATCCGTAGACAAAGGAGTTTGAACCGACGCTCGGAGGCCGGTCGATACCGTTTGTCACCCCACGCGCCAGGGTCGCAGGGCTCAGCGAGCCACCAACATCTGCCCAATCAATTTGTCCCATGTCCCTGTCTCCTACGTCGGGAACGGCTCATCTGGCCACTCCGCAAGAATGAAATTTTCCACGGTTGTCAACCCGCTGAATATCACCGGATCGAGAGTAACAGCAGAAAGGTCGGGTATCCAGGTTGCTGTCGGTGACACCCAGCCTTGCAACGTGAATCGTTCGATCCGAACCGGATCGGGAACAGCAGTATCGAACACCGCCGCGACCTGCGAATACTCGAGCACAAGCATCCCAAGGTACGGGTCCGTGACGAACATGAACTCGACGAATGACCACGTATCAATCAGGAACCTGTCTGTGTCGTCGACTCCAGCAGGAAGCGACGGAAACAGCCATCCAGCAATGCCGACACCAGAGTAGTCCTGCCCCGGCGAGAACGCTCTCATGCCGAGCAGCGGCCTGGCATCGCGGAACTGATCCGATTCCAGTGTGGCGAACGAGAACCACTGAGGAGCGTTCGTCGAGCCGTCCCATCCGAAGGTCAAACCCTCATCTATTCCGTCCGACCAGGACCCCCACTGTAGACCGATGCCGGGTGGGAGGTTCGCAGCCGTGACGGCATTCAGGTCGGAGACCAGTGTTGCCAGGTCGTCGTAGTGAAGCGAGGGGAGTGGGAACATCGCAGGGATGGTGATCGCGTCTCCAACGAGGATGAGCTGGTTCTCGTTTGGTGGAATGTCGAGCGGGAACAAGATCGGCTTCCCGCGAAGCACCCCATTGACGCCAGTCCCGGGGTACCATTGGTTCGTGCCGGTCGTTGAGAGGGGGTCGTTGTCCCACGCCTCCTCGAAACTTTCGATGCAGATCGGGTCCAGGTTGGTGCCGGTGACGTAGTCGTACCACCCTGCGAATCCGGTGCCGTCATCGCATGGCCGAAGCAAGTTATATGCATCCAGCCACGGGGCACCGTCCCAGAGCTCGAACGATTCGAGGACTCCCTCAAACGCCGGAATCCCCTGGTTGAAGATCGCTGCGACGATGTCAGTGGTGGACAGGTCCATGATGCTGTCCTGGTTCTCACCGGCATCGGCGTCGAGCCAGGTGATCGGCGAGTGGTTGGCCAAAACGAATATCTTGTTGATGTCCAACTGCCAGGCGGCCTTCCCAACGTCTTCGGCAGTGAACCCAGTGGCCGCGAGACGGGCAGTCTCATCAGCATAGACCCAGGTGTACGACCGCATCCAACCAGCTTCGAACCCCTCAAGTCCGCTCTGGTACGGCTCGAGATCAGGCCGGTACATGTTGAACGCTGCGAAGCCACCTTGTCGGTGGAACGACTTCCACTTCCAGTCCTCGGCCTCGCCGGGTCGGCCGGAATCATCGGCGATCTCAAACGACGGGTTCGAGAAGCCTTCGTCACCGTCCTCGTCGAAGGCCCGGATGATGTCCTGATCGCTGGTGATCTCGTAGAACGTGACTCCGCCGTACCACATGCCGAGGAAGCTCTCCCGGACGGAGGGGTTTCCCGATCCGATTGAGGATCTCCAGGTTCCGCGGATGTCCAGGTTGGGTTCCAAAACGTCTGCGACAGGCACTCCGTCGACGACGATCCGGAGCTGGTAGTCTGGGCGCCCCACGTGGATCCCTCGCTCTCCGGTCCACGCAAAGGCTAGAGACACCGGTCGGTCCTCGTAGTCGGACACGCGGAACGGTGCAGACAGCTCGAGCCATGAGCCCGAAACACCATCCCAGTACTCAAGAACGAGCTCTCCGCCGTTGTTGGGTCTCCATGACAACCCAAGGCCGTTGTCGGTAGGAGTGGGCGTAGCAGCGAAGCCCGCGGCTCCAAACGATACCAGGCAGCGCGACGTCGACCACGACGCCATATCCTTGAAGCGGTACTTCCCGACATAGGTGAACGGAAGTTGCGGGCCCAGGCTGTCCACATCGGCTTGGCACACCGGGTTCATCTTCCCCGTGGCGGTGGAAACGACAAGGTACTTGCGATCCTCAACACCCTGGAACGAGACCAGTGTGGTGCCCAGGAACCGCACACCCCACTCCTGGACGTCCGCGTCAAACTCACGGATCTTCTCCGGCCCGAACGGGTGCCCTTCCGGCCAGCAGATCCCGTCGATGACGGGGAGCTTGGCGTAGACCGGGGCGTTGTACCACTGCGAGAAACCAGTCAGCCATTCCGACTTCTTGGCCGCCTCGCGCAAGGTAATATCCATCATGTCCGGGACGAACGGTGTGAACTGAGAAACGGACACCTTGGGGAAGTACGTGTCCTGAGATGGCACAGGAGAAGGAAACGAGCCCGGATAGACCTTGGTCGCACCGTGGAACAGGTAACCAAGCATCAGGAACATGTCCTCCAGCGGGGGCACTGCGTACGCACGCAGGTCGACCACCGAACTCGCGATGTCAACCCAGGTTCCACCTCCGGAGTCGTACTGGGCAGTGATGGTCCAGTTTGGAGAACCGCCGGTGACCAGCAACCGGACACGACCAGACGAAACGCCGTCCCAGGGGCCACCAGATGCCGTGTATGGCGTGAACGACGAGATAGGGCGATCCACATACCCGCCGCGATGCTCCCAGGAAGTATCACCGATGCGCTTCCCGTGGAGGGCGTATGCGAGGTGATCTGCTTCCACTGTCGCCCCATTGAGGACCGAGAGCACTGCTCCGGTCCACGCTCCACGCGCATCAGAGATCGCACGCGGCTGACCATCTCCCCAGTCCACCACCAGGTCGACGTTGAGCGCGTCGTCCAAGAACGCCGAGATGATGCCGCGGAGCGCCATGCGGTACCCGCCATTGATGTACCGGTATTGCTCGCCACTGTAGAGGTCGGCGGGGTCGTCGGGTCGGGGCTCACCGTTCACAAGATCAGTGCCGAAGAACGACATCCCGTCCGGCATGTACTGGTAACCGCGAGCTCGAAAACCGGAGTTCGGGCCACTGCCACCCTCGTAGAGAAACTCCTGCATGTATCCGATGAAGTCGAGATTGGCATACACCACAGGCTCGATGGCTGGTTTGGCGAACAGCGGCCAGCGCAAATCGTCCGCTTCGATCACCAGTGGGCCTTCGCTCGGCTTCACGAACAGGTCAACATTCGCGCTAGGGTCCCATCTGTTGAACGGTCTGGCCATCGGTTCACCTATATCGCGCCGGAGGTCTCCCCATTGATGAGCGTTACACTCCCCAGGGACGGGAACTCCCAGTTATTGATCGTCACATCGCTGGCGACACCATTGAGTTTCAGGTTTGGATCCAGCTTCCGCACGCCCGCTGTGTCGCGTATCACGTTGAACACATCAGACCATGGAATCGCGCCAGCTGGGGCACCTGTGCTGTCCTTGTAGTAGTACCCGAAGTCCACATTTGGGTTCGGTGCACCAGATGCCAGCATGGGCTCGTAGTAGTCCTCCAGGTTCTCAATGATCGCGTTCTTCACCTGCGTCGGGTCATACCCCTGGCGGATCCAAATGGTCCCTTCGTGGTTGACAGGCTTGTATGGTCCAGAAAGAACCTCGTACTGGAACGTGAGGGTGGTGGGGTATCCATCCGGAGGCGGGAGGGTCAGAATGTCCCTCACCTGCTGAAGCAGCAGCGGACTGGCGGTGCCACCGGTCTTGGGGATGATGTACAGCTTTCCGCGGTTCTCGCCGATGGTGACATCCTCGTTGCTGGTGAGCATCAATGCCCGGCCAACGCCGTTGACGCGCCGTGCGTTGATCTCGTAGTCCTCCCTGGCCACCGTGCGGTTGAGAGCCCGAACGGACTGGGGGCCGTTGACTCGAGCCGCTTCAACTTCCTCCCGGGGGAACCCACCGCTGGCAGCAGATGCATTCGTCGACGAGATGACTGCGACACGACCAGTGGTGTCCGTGAACCGACCGAGTACTTTTACCAGACTGTTCTGTTCGACATTCCCGAAGATTCCGCCACCGACCTTGTACTGCGTTGTGATGTTCCCGACAGGGATGGCGCCGTTTTGCCCATCACCGAAGATGATGGTGGCCCTGTCGTTCTGATCAATCTGCACGCGGTAGTGGAGATCGGTGGGACCAGAGTTGAAGAACGTGTCGACCCGCGTCCAGGTTCCCTGAGTAGGTGTCGAGACCTGCTCGCTGTAATCGAGGTACGGGCCAAACGGGAGAATGATTTCCTGATCGGCACGGTTGTTGCTGGCGACGACATACGGGGTCTGTGTGATCGAATTCTCCCAGATGAAATTCTTTGACGTCTCACCAGCCCCGAGATCGAAAGAGATGGTCCCCTGCAACTCTCCGCGGATCGGATCGGTCACCTCCTCTGTCTGCACAACCACTGGAGTCGTCGACGGTGTGACGATACCCGTCAGGGCATCGGCATTCTCGATAGTGAGAGTCACGTCTGCGCTGGCAGCAGAAGCGGAAGCCATCTCGTAGCTGATCAGCTTCAGAAGAGCGATCATGTTGCGACGAAGTTCCACGAACGCGAAACGACCTTCACGCGCCTGGCCGTCCTGGTAGAAGGTGACGATGTCCAGGATCCATGAGTATGACTCAACGAGAATGTTTCCGAAGTTGGCAACCGCCTCATCCGACCAGTCGGTAAAGACCGAGCGGATCAGGTTGAACATTCGCTCGCGGATCGCCTCGAAGTCCTTGTCGGTGTAGTCGTAATTGGCTGGCAGGAGTGTGGTGGTCATCGTGTCGCTCCTGTTTCTGGGTAAATCGGAACGGTTTCGAGCTCGCCAAACTGCGTGCCCTTGGGAGCGAAGCTCACGTCAACCCGCAGTGTCTGGTCGTCCTCTATCTCAACGGCGACACGACCCATGTCAACGCGCTTTTCGTCTTTCCGAATCGGGCCAGCTGCATATTGCTCGGCCATTGCACGAACCATCTCGGAATGCATGTGGCGGTGACGCAAGGAATCCATCCGGCTTCCCCTGTCGGTATCCCACGGAAGCTCTCCTGGTGATGTCAGTGTCGGCCCACGGATCGCCAGAAGCTGCGCGATGTCTGATTTGAGGAGACGCATACCAGACTCGTTGCTGAAGTCCCCCTTCCCATCACGCTGGAAAGGCCTCAGAATACCGCGCCCGAACTGTTCTCGAAACTGAGTCATTGTTTCATCCTAGCATTCCTGTTTTCCCAATGCGAGAGTCAGCGCCAAATCCGGGTCTGGGATTGCTCTCGCCAGTGTCTCCAGCACGTCGGCCAGCGCGTAAAGCAGATCGATCACCACGTCCAGCCCCTCTCCGATGTTGTCCTTGATGAGACCGCTGAAGCACGGTATCGGTTCCCCTCCAAAGAGGCCGATGAACACGTTGAGCAGGAGAACGATCTGACCTATTCCTTTGAGGGCCTCACCAGTGGACAGCGCGGTTCTCTCGACGGTCTCCTGCGAGCACACGAGAAACCCGTTCATGGTGTGGTCGTTGAGCTCGGCGGCCCGGTCGATCTGCAACGCTATCGCTTCGAGGATCGCAACCAGGTTGTCCAAATCCGTTGCAACACCGCGGAGCAGAGACGCCAGGTTCTTCAATGCTGCAATCACCATTTTCGGGATCGACAATTGAGGGATCAACTTCAGCAACTGGTCCACCAGCTTCGCCAGCGCGGGAATGCAGTTTAGAAGCTCGGTGGGATCCAACGTTGTGATGATGTCTGGGATCGACGAGACACAGTTGTAGACCTGGACCACGGTGTCCAGCAGGTTGAAGAACGGGACCAGCGGCGTCAACGCCGGGCCGAGCTGCCCCATGAAGTCGAGTGCCATGTCGGAGAGAGATGGGATCTGCCCGGTGGCGTTCCAGATGTAGCTCAGACACACCCCGCCGGGCAGACAAATGTCCTCGATTGAACCCAGTGCAGGCAGGCCGGTGCAAAGTACGGCTGGCGGAAACTCTGCCATCTACGACCTCCGACACGCTGCGCACGCAGCAGCAGCCAAACAAGGGGCCATCCGGGCAAGGCGGTGTCCGCAGCCGGACTCGGAAAAAAACGGCATTCTCGTCGCTCTCATGATATGGGCCTCACATTCGGAAGCACCTTCCTGTTCTTGATCTGGATGTCGCCCGCGCTCTTGATGTTCACCAGGGATGCTCCATCGACTTCCACAGCGGAATCGGCATGGACCTGAATGGAGTTGTTGATCAGCTGGATCCAGGCGGTGTCGGTCTCGCTGCCATCGCTGAGCTGGTGCACCTGCTTCAGCATCGCAGACGGAGAAACATCATCGCGCAGATCGACCACCAGGCGGAACGGACCGAACCCCATCACAATGACATCGGGGTCGTCGTGTTCTGGGAACATCTCGCGATCTCCATCCGGGTGGCCGAAGTCGAAGGGCTCGTATATCGGGCGGTCGATGTCACCGTTGATGAACTGGACCAGCACATCCGCCTCGTCTGGCGGAACCGCGACCTTGCCCCACCTCTTGCTTCCGCCTCCCCGGGGCCGAGCCCAGGCCGAACGGTCGTCGATCATTCCGGGGATTCTCACGCGCACCCTGCCGTCCTGCTGAGGGTCGTCTCTGTCGACCACATACCCCTCGTAGACGCCGAAATACCGTTGGCCGTCGAAGTTGTCACCATCAAACCCTGTTCCCATCACATTGCGCTGTCCGGCTCTACGGACTGCCCTCCTTGCTGGTACAGCTGCTCCAGCAGCCGGTCATTGAGCGACGCAATCTCCTGCGGCCCCAGGTTGCTGACCGGACCAAACGTCTCGCCGGTCTCGTCTGCATAGGTGTAGGCGGGAACGATATTGCCCTCCGTATCCGCCGTGAGCTTGAGCGTCTTTTTCAGGAACACATCCCCAGACACGTCCTGATCATCCAGTCGGACAACGCCTGGGTTCTTCTTCTGCCCCAGGCCGAGACGAGCCCCCCTGGCGGTATTGAGCTTGTTGACAGCGTCCTTCCTGGTCTTCAGCGTCTGGGTGAACTTGCCACCTGCGATCATGGTCTCGCACTGCTTCACGTAGTAGATCCCATCGAGGACCTCGCTGATCCCAATAAAACCAACGATCTGCTTCGCGCCAACCGCTGTGTCACCGATCACCGGGACAGACATCTTGTACCGACCAGCAGCGGTCTCGATGTACC